TAATCTATTGCCATAACTAACAGTGTCGGACACAACTATAGTATTTTTTTTTATAGCAGTTCTTTTAGGAACTATTAACCAAAAGAAAATCTTATCATTTTTATTATAAAATAAACGTGCCAAATACTTAAATGTTTTCATTTCTATGACAATTGTTAGTATTTTTTTTATATAAGTATTCTTATAACTAAAAGTTAATGTCGGTTGCGGGTTGGAAAGCCAATCCCCACCACCTATCATTTTAGTGCTATCGCCAACAGCGTAGACTTTTTGTCCAGTAGGCATACAGTATTCTATAGATAATTTTAAATTACTATTAATTGGGACTTCTACTATAGACCCTTTGTCCATATTACTAATAGTATTTAATAAAGACCACTTTGTTATGTAAGGACAAGAACGAGAAATTGTATTGCCTAATAGCCATAATTTACACACACCACGTTTTCTATCTACAGTGTCATAAAAAATCATTAGTTTATCGCACTCGTTCGCTAAATAATTTGTTCTGGACATAAATTCCTCAAACAAAATTACATTTACATCCAAAAAAGAAACTGAACTAAAATTCTGCTCCTGTGATAACGCTATAGCATAACCTATTTTTTCTCCCCTCAAACATTTACCTTTTACACTGTCATATTTAGAAAAAAATATCTCCCCACGATAACAAGAAATACTATCATACTTATTGTCCGTTAAAGATTGTATATCTATGTCACTAAAATATTTCTCGATATTTAGATTTTTTATTTCATCTCGCCAACGTCTTAACAATATAAAACGCTTACCAGTTACTAAATAATTTTTAATTAATAATTTTGTTTTTGCTTGATAAGATTTACCGCCGCTTTTTTCTCCAAATATTAAATTAAAAAGTGTATTTTTATTTAGAATATTATCTATATTATAATGTACTGTATCATTAACCATAATTATGCACCTCAGCACAGGTTTCTTTTTTTTTTAATATTATACTATCACTGTCTATATAACCAATAACATCACTTGTCATTATATCCACTAAATAGAGAGATTGTATATCATAGGCATATACAGAATTATAAATATTTTTTTCGTTATTATCCATATTAATTCTCCTTATATTTTTTTCGCTTGCTACTAATGTCGCTTAGCTTGGGTGCATATACTAAACTTTTAGATAAAGTGTAAGAACACGGCATTAAGCAAATACCTTTTTTTTCACTAATAATATCTGCGTTGCCTAAGTAGTCTATAACTTTAAGTGTAGGCTGTTCGTCATTATAAAAAATTTGTTTTTTCCCTGTATCACTTGCATTAAAAAATAAGCTGTCGTTAAAATTATTAATATCATTTTTTAAAGCCACCACCCCCTCTTTAGGTACTCCCGCAACTGTTATGTGTAATTCTTTTTTAGCTTTGTCAACGTAGGAATATTTTTTAGCACCTAAAGTTTTAAAATATAAATATTCACCATCTTTGTCAAACAAACCTATTTTATGCGGAATACCATCACAATCAATCGGCGAGAAACGATTAATGTCTATGTCATAAAAATTAGCAACTTTAGATATTTTATCATCTACGGATTTATTATAATTATATATAACATTTATATCATATCCATCTACAAGTTTTATACTATCTGTGTCGCAGTATACCACATATTCATCTAACAGTTTAACATTAGATAGAAGATTATATCTAGCGTAAGAAGTTACCCACACTCCATATGCAAAGCTTAAAAAGCCTTTTTTATAGTCGTTGTTTAGTTTATCTATTATATCAAAATTGCTTAAGACTGACAATGTCCATTCGTCATCTTTAAAAATACATTCGTCTTTTATCGTGTTTGTTACACACATTCCATACAGGGAATTAAATTTACTTTTTTCGATACTGTATAAATATTCTTTACCCACAACATTCTTATACATTGTTTTGTTGTTATATTTATCCAGAATAAAATCTATTAGCTTTAAAGGCAAATAAGATTTGTTAGCGTAATAAATCTCTGTTATATTATAGTCATCAAAGCTATAAAATTCGCGTATTATTTTTAAATCTATTTCCGTTATAACAATTTTTAATAATGTTGCACTTACGATTTTACCATTATCGTATATACCATTTTCTATATAATAAGCTTTAGATTTAGAAATAATATTATTAAAAAAATTACTTTTTATATTTATAAATTCTATATTAATTATATACGCAAAGTCATTAAATAAAATATTTTCTATATTCCTAACATCACATTTTTTAAATTGTGAACTTGGATATTTTTCGACTAACATTACGAAAGGATAAGAAGAAGTAAAATCCCAACTAACAACATTTTTAATAATTTCATCTACATACAACCAATTAGCGTGCGTATACCCCCCCGCAAAACAATCTACTAGCAAATTATATATATGCGGGTCTGTATTAATGCTTTTTTGTACTTTAGACCTATAATTATAATCTTTTAGTACTTTAGCTTGTAGCTCTTTTCTCACTCGCCCTGTTAATGTATTAGGAATTTTGTCAAATTTTTTATAAAAAGATAACTCTTGTTTAATATAATAATATATAACTAAGCAATCGTATTCGCAATAAGCTAGTTCTTTAGTAGATAATGGTGTATTACTATTCCTTACTAATGTATAATCTAAGTCGCCATCTTTCTTTCTTACTGGTAGATTATAAACATCTGTTAGTTTGCTTAAAGCAACATTTGTCATAAAATAAGTGCACCGAAAGATTATATTATATTCTTCTATTTCGCATTTAATAACCTTGCGTTCTTTTCTAGCGAAAACATTATTTAACTTAAAATTACCACTTAAAAATTGGAATTCATACGAAAGATTATGTACAAATATATTTTTTTTTCGTTTATTAAGTTTTCTGAAAAAAATCATTAATTCTTCCCACGTTCTCCCATAAAAAACAGTATCATTAATGCCTAACATCCATATATACATAAAACCAATTTTTAAACATTCGTCTTTATCTTCGTCTGTTAATTCATCATATTTATTGCCACTAATAACATTTCCGTTAACAACCAATATAGAGCTTGTTTCTATATCAAAAGTATATATACTGTCATCATTATTATCATAAGTGCTGTTATATTCAGTATAATATAGCATTATCAACTACCCCATATTTTAACTAATAAATTAATCATATTAATATCGTTTCCTATTTCAATATATTCTTTAGCACGTTCTACATAATCATCAAAAGTACCATTATGTTTCTTAACATAAGAAGCAATTTTATATAACTCGTATATAAGCTCACTGTCATATTCGTTTTTTTCAAAAAAATCATATAAATCACTGGCTTCTTTAGAAGAAATATTAATGCCAATTTCCAATTTTCTTTTTATATTTTCCTGTGCTTCCCTCACACCTTTTACGGTTTTCGTTTTACTTGCTAAAAAACTCTCACTTGCTTTTCTAATAGCTTTTTTTTCTATATCAGATAACCCTTTATTGTATTTAACAAATCCTTTATCTGTTATTAAATCTAAATTGCCTTTAGACAATTTATTTAAAAGTGCAGAAGCCGCCCAGCCGGGATTGTTAGTACCAATTTGTTTATATAAACGTGCTAAATATGCGTTAACGCTCTTTACATCTCTACTAAATTCATTGTCATAATTCATAGATACTCCTACAAAAAAAAGGTTATTTAATAACCTTTTTTTTTGTGATATTATTTTGTAGAATGAATAGTATTGTTAATAGTTACTGCTTAAATAATTTGTTAATTCGCTAATATTTTCAAATGGCTTATTATCAAAAGTAAAACTTCCGTCTTTATAGCAAATTAATTCTTTTTTAATACCGATTTTAACTGATTTCTTCGTCTGTACTGTAATAATATTATTCTTAATAAAAGTTACTGCTCTAATAATGCAATTATCATATTTACACATTCTATTACGTTTATCATAAAAATAATCTTTAACTGTAAAACTATCTATAATAGTACTATCAACTTCAATATTAACAACAGTATCTAATGTCAGAGTAGTTAATAAATCATTTAACTTCATTGCAATATCATCTCCTTTCTATAAATTAATATAAGAAAATAATTAACATACAAAATATCTTGCTTGACTAT